GGTTAAAGTTTTTAAATGTATGTGCGACTGAATTGTCTATAAGACTTATTCCTGTATTAAGGCTTTCTGGGTCCTCTATTGTTTTGATTACTTTGCACTTACAATCGGATTGAAGTATATCGCATATGGTTTTATTGTGGTCTTTACTTGCTTCGGTTATTGCATGTCTAAGTGCATTGTTGAAGCCTATTAAGTCACTTGGGTTTTTACGTATGGGCACATAGTATTTATTACGTCCACTTCAAAACAAACATTGTAATGTCTGCTTTTGACTCAAATTGCAATGCTTCCCAATATCTGATATCAGTGATATTAGATAAGATGGAATTTTTCTGAGAATACTTTTTTAGTACATTACATCGGTGGTCTTTCTCGTATAATCTTTGAAAGTTCAGGAGGTCATTGTGTAATTTACAATCGTGTTTCTGCTGTGTGCTAATCAACGAATTACGTAATGCTTGTTGAATATCATCTAATTTAACTGTGCTATCTTCCACTACAGTTTCTCACCTACTTTAAACCCACGGAACCGTTCAAATCTAGGAAATCTTAAACTATATGTACCATCTTGATTTTGTGTAATTGCATCTGCTTTAATTTCGACTATTTGTCCTAATATGTTATCACGTTCTACCCAAAACTCTTCTCGGTCTTTGTCTGTTAGCCCTGTTCCTACATTGACATGGATTTCCTTTCCTTGGTCAATGCCCTTGCACACTAATGCACCCAATTTACCAATGTTTCTGCCTGTACCTTCTTCAACATCATTCACAGTTAAATCAACAGTAATAACAGGCTTCCACTTCATCCACGTAGTGCTACGTTTGCATTCGTATATACCAAAACGGTCTTTAATCATAATGCCTTCGTATCCATTAGATACGCATTCAGTGGCATAATCAGTCATATGGGTGTGACCTTCTTCTGTGTCCAAGTCCACTAACATAGGAGTTTCTAGTATATTAATATTAGCCAAATCTTGTATTTTTTCACTAACTCCGTCTAAGAAGATACATCTATCTTCTTGTACTTGTGTGTACTTACCACTTGCGAAATCTTCAAACGGAATATAATCAAAAATGTTGTACACACAATCTTCTGTTTGTACATTTTGCTTACGTTGTGCTTGTTTCATTAGACTTTGGAAATCATCGCTCATAATCTCACCATCTAACACAATGGGGTCAAATTGGTACGGTAGTGCTTTATAGATTACATCTCTTACTTTATGCAAACTACGTTCAATTGATTTAAAGTTCTCAAATATCTTACCATTTCTGCTACGTAACTCAACATGAGTGTTATGTAGTATCGCTAGTGTCCGAACACCATCTAACTTCTTCTGAATGTACTTTTGACCTACTAATTTCTTTTGATGTTTCTTTGAATCAGTTGCTAACATACACTCAAATGTAGGTATTTCGTACTTTGTTCCTTTGAGTATTTTGTTAAATGTCTTAGCAGTAGCACCAATGCGTAAATCTTTTAACAATGTAGGGCGTGCCAACTTGTTCCAATTGTCACTATCGAACTCTTTACTAAGTTCTTCGATGTTATGCAATGCAATGTTGCCTGTAATTCTTCTCGTACTAAGGTCTTTTAATAAGAATTGAAAGAAGTGCCAACTGTTCTTTTTATCGGTTAATCCTTCTGTTTCGGGAACTTGTTTGGTATTGAATTTAGTGAATGGGTCGTATGCTTCTTGTGCATTTTCTAAGAATATACACGCTTCTGTACTCCCCAAGGTACATGCTGTATGCGCTTCGCCGATTACTGCTTCTTTATGTAATCTGCTATTGCTTTCGTTTAATTTATCTATCCAGTGAAATGGCATGCTAACCTGAGAATACGTTACCACTGCCCGATGTCAATGCACCTGCATCTGCAGAATCACCAACACGTGCAACAGCACTGTCATTAACAAAAACACTCGAACTTCCTGCATTCACTGATGCAACGTGATTTGGACATGCAGGAGCGCCAATTGGGTGTGCTACTGTGCTATCTCCTGCGCGTGCAACTAATATACTATTAGCAAATACACTGCTTTGCCCGGGCGCACTGAGTGTAGTTGAACCTACACAATCGTGTCCTGTACTTAGTGAATCTCCTTGTCTGCTTACTGATGGCATATTATTATTTATTCGGTAAGGACTTGCTTCTTACTTTCGTTTTGCATTTCTTCAATGCCTTTTTCGTAAGATGCTCGTATATGTTCTTGTACATGTGCAATTAAAGCAATTGCAGATTTATTTAATTGCATTGGCTTTGACATATCGCCAGCAATCATTCCAGGCAATGTATCAGGACCTTGTGCAGTTAATGTGATACTCAACGGGTTTAGAATATGTACATCAGTTTGATTAATGTCATCAACTTTAGCAATGAATTCCTCACCACTCAACAACTTAAAACTATAGATGGCATCTTTGTAAATCTGTATCATTGTGCATCCATAATTTTAGTTACACGAGTTTCAATTAACTCTTGTGTCATTGCGGTTAACCCATCGTACCCACCTTCGACTAATAGTGTTTTGTTTACATATAGTTGTGGTACTGTTCTATGTCCTTCACCTACTACAAATTTCTTCGCTAATTCGTCTTCGTCGATGCGAACTTCGTTGAAATCAATACTGTACTGTTCTAATAGGTCTTTTGCTTTAACGCAATATGGGCATCCGTCTTTGCTGTAAATTGTAATCATAATGAAAATCCTTTTAATGTATCTTCTGTAATATCTTGTTTAACTGCACCAATCGTATATGAAGTAATTTGCGTCTCTTGAGGAGCCACTTGTACTTCTGAACCCGAAATCCATTTTCCTGTCCACGGTAGTGGGTCTGAACCACCTTTAAACGGAGATACTAAACCAACTGCTTTCATTCGTTTATTAGCAATGAACTCTACGTACTGACATAGTAATTCTTCATTCAACCCAATGATAGAGCCATCTTTGAACAAGTATTTAGCCCATTCCTTTTCCTGCTGTACTGCATCTAAGTACATAGCAGTTGCTTCTTCCTTTGTATCTTCTGCAATCTTTGCAAAGATTGGGTCATCTTTTGGCATCATCTTAAGAACAGTCTGTGTGAATCCTAAATGCAAGTTTTCATCTCTGCAAATTAACTTAATAATCTTAGCATTGCCTTCCATTGATTTAAGTTCTGCAAATGCCCAACTACAAGCAAACGACACGTAGAATCTAATACCTTCTAGTACATTCACACTTAGCATTGCTAAGTAGATACGTTTCTTTAATTCGTACTCAGTGATTTCTACTTTTTTGCCATTGACAGTATGTGTGCCGTATCCAAGTAACTGATAGTAATTACTGTATTCAATTAAGTTATCGTAGTACTTACTTACGTCAGCACCGCAATCGATAATCTCTTGGATATCCATCATTTCATCGAACACTACACTTGGGTTTGCGTAAATGTTACGAATGATATGTGTATAACTTCTGCTATGCACTGTTTCGTTAAATGACCACAATGTAGTCCATGCTTCTAACTCAGGAATACTAATTAGTGGCAAGAATCCTAGAGAAGGACTTCTGCCTTGTACTGAATCTAGTAGTATTTGACGTTTAAGATTGGATGTGAAGATGTGCTTTTCATGTTCACTTAGTCCTTTAAAGTCTTTAATGTCTTTATTAAGTTCGACTTCTTCGGGTCTCCAAAAGAATCCCATCTGCTTATCGGTTAACTTATCGATTTTTTCGTATTTTAGCGTTTCGTACCGCTGTATGCCCATTGACCCGTTTGGGTCTAAGAACATTGGACTATCAATATGACTTTTTTCTTTACTAAAATTAATTACACTTCTACTCATTGTATTTCCTTATATTTTGCAACTTTCGCAATCGTCGTCTGTAACTTCAACTTCGCCTGCGCCGTCGTATGTTTGAAAATAGTACAATTGTTTTCCGCCGTATTTGTAAAACGTAATAATATCTTCTAACATTTTACTCATTGGAATTTTTTCATCTTCGTACTGCGTAGGATTATAACTTGTATTGACACTAATTCCTTGGTCAATGTACTTCTGCAGAACTGCCATTACTTTTAAGTATCCTGACGGACCTGGTTGGTCCCATAGTAATTCGTACTTGTTTTTTAAGTGTCTGAACTCCGGAACAACTTGTGCCATTACACCATCTTTACTTTGCTTAATAGACACATAACTTCTTGGTGGCTCAATGCCGTTTGTTGCATTACTGATTTGTGAACTAGTCTCACTTGGCATTAAAGCCATTAGTG